TTGTGCAACAGCTAGGAGGACACGATGATCCCTTAACTTGGTCAGGAGACAGGATACCTGAATTTATAACTTGGTTACAACTACAGAATGAGTGCGAACTAATTGGTCACAACCTTATAGGATATGACATACCTGTACTGGAGAAATTACTATCGGCAGACTTTAGTAAGTGTAAAATAACTGACACACTGGTAATGTCACGATTAGCTAATCCATCAAGAGAGGGCGGACATTCCTTAGATAACTGGGGTACTGTGCTTAATTGCCCTAAAGGAGATCATAATGTTTGGGATGTTTTTTCGTATGATATGTTGGAGTATTGTATACAGGATGTTAAAGTTAATACGTTGGTGTACCAGAGATTACTTCTTGAGCTTAAGGATTTTAAGCCTGAAAGTGTTGATCTTGAGCATCAAGTACAGAGTGTTATTTCAAAGCAAATTAAAACAGGTTGGCTTTTAGACCAAGAAAAAGCTTATCATTTACTGGCTACATTAAAGGAGAAGAAGAATGACCTTGAAGATGAAGTACATCAGGTTTTCAAACCGTTACCAACATTTGTCAAAGAGATTACCCCTAAAATTAAGAAGGACGGTTCGCTCTCTGTTGTCGGACTTAAGTTCCTTGGTGAGCAATGGCAAATAGCAGTAGCACCTTTTAGTCGCATAGATTTCCCTGTTTTTAATCTGGGTTCAAGACAGCAGATAGGTAGACACCTCCAGTATTATGGATGGAAACCTAAGCAATTCACTGAGACAGGACAGGCCATCGTTGATGAGGCAGTGCTAGGTACAGTGAAGGGCATACCACAGGCCGCTTTGATAGCTGAGTATCTTATGATACAGAAGCGTGTGGCTCAGGTACAGAGTTGGCTAGAGGCTGTTAAGGACGATGGAAGAGTACATGGGTATGTCAACGCTAACGGTGCAGTGACAGGACGTATGACTCATTCAAGTCCCAACATGGGTCAAGTACCTGCGGTTTACTCACCGTATGGTAAGGAGTGCAGGGACGTATGGACAGTACCAGAAGGTTACAAACTTGTAGGTATGGACGCAAGCGGTCTTGAGTTACGGATGCTTGCACATTACATGAATGACGAGGGCTATACAAATGAAATTCTCACAGGAGATATTCACACGGCAAATCAGTTGGCTAGCGGCCTTGAAACTAGAGACCAAGCAAAGACTTTCATATACGCTTTCCTTTATGGAGCAGGAGATTCCAAAATCGGAAGTATCGTTGGAGGAAGTGCAAAGGATGGTAAACGACTTAAGGAAAAATTCCTTGGCAATACGCCATCTCTTGGAAGACTACGAGAACGAGTTGCAGTGGCATCTGGAAGAGGCTATGTTCTTGGCTTGGATGGGCGAAGGGTCTATGTACGGTCACAACACGCGGCACTGAACACTTTGTTGCAATCCGCAGGGGCTATTGTTATGAAGAAAGCCTTGTGCTTACTTAACGAATATGCTATACTATGGGGTATAGACTATAACTTTATAGGAAACATACACGATGAAATCCAGACAGAGGTCAGAGAAGAGAAAGCAAAGGTTTTCGGAGGACTCGCCACTAGCTGTGTCGAAGCCGCAGGAATCCACTACAAACTTAACTGCCCCCTCGCAGGGGAGTTTAAGGTTGGAAATAGTTGGGCAGACACGCATTAATCCTAAAACTAATAAGCCTTGGTATTACAAAGATAATCCAGACGCTGTTAAGGCTCGTGATGCAAAACGTATGTGGGTGAATGGGAAGGAAGTTAAGAAGTCTCACCCTTTGTACAAAGCAGGTAGATACAAAGGGTTCGAGGAAGCGGCCTTTAGTTCCTTGGAAAACTATGAGGCGAACCCACAGGGAGAAGTTTACGTTATATATAACAAAGCTTGGCCTGAGTGGGTGAAGGTTGGGATGGCTGTAGATTCCAATGACAGGCTAAAGAATTATCAAACGTCCTCACCTTTTAGGGACTACGCTTTACTGTACTCCTATGAAGTAAACGATAGGAGAGTTGCGGAATCTGCGGCACACGTAAGGTTAGCCAAAGAGTGTGACAGTATTAATGAGTGGTTTAAGTTACCCCACGCTGTGGCTAATGAACTAATATTGGAAGTGATTTATGAACACTAATAAGACAACGGATAATCTTGTTTCCGACATCTACGATCTAATGGTCAGCAAGGACGCTGATCCATCGGTAGACGTTGAGGCAGAGATTGATAAGTTTGGTGAAGGTGTTAAGGCTCTTATGCGTACAGAGTTTGGCAGGGAGAAGCGTAAGGATAACCGTAAGCTACGCCTGTCTAACATTGGACGTACTGATAAGTACCTATGGAATCATGTCAATGGTACTGAGGGCGAGGACATTCTACCACACACGTATGTAAAGTTTATGTACGGTCACTTGATTGAGGAGATGTTGTTATTCCTTACTCGCATGGCAGGACATAGTGTAACTGACGAACAGAAGGTATGTAAAGTTGAAGGGATTGTGGGTCACATGGACTGCAAGATTGATGGTGTTGTTACTGATGTCAAGTCAGCAAGCAGTTATGGGTTTAAGAAGTTCAAGGATGGATCGCTTGCCTTTGATGATCCCTTTGGTTATATTGATCAGATCAAAGCCTACGCTCACTCAGAAGGAGACAGGAAGTTTGGATGGTTAGCTATGGACAAAGCCAACGGACACCTGACCTACCTCAAGTACGACTTGGATGATAAGGATGCTAAAGTTTACGATTCGCTGTCTCAAGATATAGCAGAGAGAGTACGCCATGTAAAAAAGCTAGTGGGGCATCCAGAACCAGAGTTACTTTGTTACGAACCTTTGCCCGATGGCAAGTCAGGAAACTTAAAACTCTCCGTTGGTTGCTCCTACTGTCAATTCAAAAAACATTGCTACCCAGACTTAAGAGTATTCAATTATTCCTACGCTCCTAAGTTTCTCTGTAAGGTGGTTAAGGAACCTAACGTACAGGAGATCATACTAGATGAAGAAGGTTTTTAGATCGGGACTTGAGTCCGCTCTTTATGATCAACTTAATAAAGAGTTTAAGTATGAGCCTTATAAGTTACCTTACATCATACGTAAGAACTATCTTCCAGACTTTGTACATGAAGACAAGAAGATACTGATTGAGGCCAAGGGTTACTTTAGAGTAGGTGACACACAGAAGTACACATCCATAAGAGATTCTATCGGAGATTGGGAGTTAGTATTTGTGTTGTCAGACCCTAACAAAAAAGTAAGGAAAGGCAGTAAAATGACAATGGGGCAGTGGTGTGACAAGGAAGGTTTAGCACACTTCACTGTGAAGACAACTAAAGAGTTACTGAAGTATGTGAGGAATAAAAATGTCACTAACACTTGAGGAATTAAAGGAAGAAGTAATCAGGGAGTATGATGTTGTTTTATTGTGTGAAGTGTTGGACATAACCCCTGAAGATATTTTAGATGCTTTTGAAGATCGTTTAATTATTAATAGAGATAAATTCACAGAGGATACTGAAGATGAGACTTAATGACGCAACTCCTGCTGATTGGGATAGAGTAGCTAAGGAACATCCTGCTATAGACCCTAATGATAGTGTAACACTAAAGCCCTATACGGACATGATGATGGAAGAGGCTCACAAGATGATATTAAAGGAAAGTTGTACTCAAGACCTTGATTGGGGAGAGGATGTGATCAACAGACCTATACACTACAACACAGGAAACATTGAGTGTATAGAAGCCATTGAAGAGTCCATGTCCTCAGCAGGTTTTACGGGCTATCTCAAGGGCAACTGTATGAAGTACCTTTGGCGTTATGACTACAAGGGTAAGAGGGGAGAGGACTTACGGAAAGCACAGTGGTATTTAAACAAGCTTACAGAGAAAATAGAAGAGGAGAACACTTAATGGATCAGTATCAGCAGTTTATACATAAGTCTCGCTACGCACGTTGGATGCCTGAAGAAAAACGTAGAGAGACTTGGGAAGAGACAGTACAGCGTTATGTGGACTTCTGGGTCAACCGTGGACAGCTTGACAAGAAGACAGCCAAACGACTGTACAACGGAATACACAGCTTAA